CTCCACCACCTGTTGCTGTAATTGTTGAAAAAATTGAACTAGATCCTCTATTGCCATTTGCCTGTCCTAAAAATGATGGTCCTGCTGGACCTACAGAAGATCCTCCAGCTCCAACTGTAATTGGATATGTTGTTGCTGTAACTGGTAATCCTGCTATTGTTGGACTTGGATAGTTTTGTCTAAAACCTCCAGCTCCACCTCCTGCAGATGTATACCTACCGCCAGATCCACCTCCAGCTACTACTAAATATTCTACTGAATTAGAACCTAAATCATCTCCACCGTTAGTTACTACAAAACTACCAGGTCCTGTAAATACATGCACTTTATAATTTCCACATGTTAAAACTGTTCCACCTGTTGCTGCAACAAATTGTGGTCCTTGAATTCCTTCTAATAATCCTGAATTTACAACCATCCATCCTCTAGATGCTCCAGAGAAAACTAATGTTTGTGCATCACCGTGTACATTAATTGCTCCGTCAACAGTGTTACCTTCTATTTCTTGTCCGTTTCTTCCTATTATAATATTATTTGTTGCTGCTGTACTAGACCAATCTTTAATTGCAACAATATCTCCTTCTGATGGACTTGCTGGAAGTGTTACTGTAAAAGAACCTGCTGTTGTGTCACAAAAATATCCATTTCCTGAAACTGCTGTAAAATTTGATGAACGAATAGTTGAATCCCAATTAACTGCACCTTGTCTTCCAAAGCCAGTTTGTGAAGCTCCAGCTGCTAAAGCAACTGTATCTCCAGAAGCACCTAATGTTAAGGTAGTTCCTGATTGTGGTTCAACTGTATTTACTTCTATTTTAGACATATTATATTACTACCAAAGTTCCTGTTACAGTTAAAGTACTTGTTACAGTAACTGGTCCTGCAAGTACTCCAGATTGTATTGTTTGAATTTCTGTAATTGTTGTTGCATGTGTATTCACAAATGCTTGTGGATCCATTACTGGAGAAGGTGTTTCTTTCGCTGGTAATGAACAAAATATATCTTTAATTCCTGTGTTAAAACTTACTAAACTACTAGCATTAGAACTAGATATAACTGTATCTCTTGTAAAGGTAGTGGCGTTCGTTAATGAGCCAATACCAACTTCCCACTGATTGCCTAAAGCAATAGTATAGTAAGTTGAATTACCTGCTCCAATGCCAGAAGAAAAACTTTGAAAGCCTAACTGAGCACCACTTAATGTAACTGTGCTTGTCCCAATTGTGCTTGTAGTTTCTTTGACTCTATCGTTAATAACGAACGCCATGAAACTACCTTTAAGCTATTCTTAATATTGCATTACCTGCTGTAAACGCTGGAAACAAAATTGTAAATGTTCCAGATGTTGCTGTTTTATCTCCACCAAAACTTAAAACACAAACTGCTTTATTACCAGCTGATGTATTATAAATTAATGCACCCTCTGCTGTTAGTGTTACACCCGTAAATGATAAATCAGAAAATGTAATAATCGCTGTGCTTGCAGATAAAGATACTTGTTGTCCAGCAAGTACTCCACCACCTGATGTATATTGTCCACCAGTTGATGCTTCATTTGTTGATGTGAATATTGTTGTTCCTGCACTTAAGTTTGCGTTTGATTGGAAAAGTGCAAGTTTAAATACTTGTCCTGAACCTGAATCGAAATCATGTACTGCACCTAAAAGTTCTGCTTTAAATGAATTACATACTGCTTGTGTGTTTGCCATATATTGTACTCCTTATAGTTGTTATGGGGATGGTGATGGTACTTTGATTCGTAACACTCCATCCTGAAATTCGTCTCTGCGTCTTCTACCTGTTTGTTCCAACGCAAATCCTTGTAATGCTTCATTATACTTCTCTTGATACAATTTGTACATATCCATCGGACCTTTAAGATATGCAAAAGCTTCAACTAAACACGCATATAATAATAGTTCTGGTGCATTAATACTAATATAAGTTTCAGTATTCGTGGCACTTAGACCATCTGGTGTGTAGACATAATCTAAAGTTACGACATAAGTTGAATCTGGTGTAGGGGCTACTTCAATAGCATTTTCTCTAAAAGTTGCATAATATTTTGGAAATCCTGTTAAACCTGATGCATTATATTCAGTTATAAATGTATCATCTCTAGGTTCTAATGCTACTTGAACAGAAGAACTATTTGTAACAACCACAGAACGAACTATTAAAGCAACTCTTGTAGTAGTTGAGCCAGAAGATTGGTTTGTATTAGGTAAAGTTAAATATTTATTACCAGCTGTAAATGATGAAGTTGCATATTCTCTAGAATAATCTGCATCTGTGTTTCTAAATATTTTAAATTCAGAATCTCTAATAAAACCATTTAAAATAGTAGAAGTTAAAACTTCTGAACCTACTTCTGTGTAATCTCTAATCTTTTGTACTAGTTCTGCGTATGTCATGTTATAATAATAGTTACGTTTCCAACAGCACTGTAAGCTGATCTGTTTGCATTAATAATATCTCCACTTATTCCAGGTTGCATTCCTATAGATAAAAATTGTCCAGGCCAAAAATATAAATCTAACTCTACTAAACATCCTCCACCAGGAACAGTATCTGATCTAGCATTTTTAAGTCCTTGTGGATCTGCTTTATGATGTCTTGGATCTAATTGAGGTTGTTTTGGTTCGTATTCACTAAAATGTACAAAAGAACCATTCCATTCTCTCTTCATTTCCACGTATGGAAATTGCATTCCTGATCTGTCAGAAATTGATAATGATCTTTTACCTCTTGCAAATGCCATTAAATTCCATCTCCAAAGTAAGAATAAGGTGATATATAAGAGCTTGTTCTTTGAGAATCCTCTTCTAAGGCTCTTTGTAATTCATCCTCATATATTAGTTTTAATCCTTGAACTCTATCTGGAGAAAACTTCTGTCCTAGATAGTATGCAAGTCCTGAAATCATACATGGTAAAAATCTATAAGGAACATTAGCTTGATCATTATAATCACCCGCATCTTGAATTCTACTAATGTAATAATACTTTAAATAAATGTATTGGGCACAATCTGGTGTTAAATATAAACTGATTTTTGGATTAGTTTGACGATCCACATAGTATTGTGAAGGTTGTCCTTGTTGTCCTTTATTAGGAAGAGCTGCATAAGCAGATCTATCAATTTTATCTAATGAAATATCGTTAGTTGTTTCAGTTACTGTTTGAGCAGTTGAAACATAAGCTTCTAACACGTCACTACAATCTTGTGGTGTATTATAAGTTGCTGTACCAGCAGTAAGTAATTGTTCTTTAAGAACAACTTTCCAAAGATGAACTCCTCTATTTCCCCATTCTGAAAATAAAATGTTTAAACTTCGTCTTGCTGATTTTATATTGTATCCGCTGTTAGTTCTTACACCACAACGTTCATAGGCTTCTTCAATAATATCATCTATGTCTAGATCGAATGTTGTAGTTCCTGAAGTAGCCATTAGACATTATTTTTTCTTAACGTTTTTAGAAACTTTCTTAGCACTAAATCCTTTTAACATACCTGCAACTTTTGCTGGTGTGTTTTTTGGAGTTATTCCTGCTTTTAAATATGTTTTCATTCCCATTTTAATATTCTCCGAAGTATTGTTTTTTAACTTGTATTTCTTTTTGACCTTTAACTATCATTTTACCTTTTTGAGCTTTTATAGGCTCTTCAGACATAGCATTTTGAATAGCCATACCTCTTTTTTTCTCATAAGAAGACAGTTTTCCGTCTTTATCTAAGTCTGCTTTAGAACTTAAATTTTTATTTTTCATCATAATCTAAATATACCTCATTTTTGTCATGTTATATATACCACCATCTTTCATTTTTTTAGGTTTATTTACTATTGTTTTAACATTTGTTGGTTTTGGACCAACATTACCCGCAGATCTTTTTCTAATTACTGCTGATCTCTTTTGACTTTCACTCATTCTTGCTGCTTTTGCCGCAGGAACACATTTTGGGTAACCTCTTTTTGAACCATTCGCTGATTTTCTTCCACATTCTTTATAACCTCCTCCTTTTTTAGGGGCAGAAATGTCTACCCAATTCTCATTAAACCATTTTGCAAGACCACCTTGTTTTAAACCAAGATCAAAGTAGTATTGTCCTGTTTTTTCAAATCCTTTTTCTTGTTTTTGTTTTGCTTTTTGCTCAGTAATAAGTCTTGCTGCTTCTTTAGAACCTACTCTTTTAGCAAGTTCTATTGTAGATTCTTCTTTGTTTTTATTTTCCGACATTATTTTAATAAATCTCCATAATAATCTTTTAAAGATTCATTAGAATAATTTTTATCATTCATTTCTACTTCTATAAACTTACCCATGTAGGCACCTTTAGGTTTCCAATCTTTTCTTTTCTTGCCTGAAGGATCTTTTATTTTACCAGCACAGATTTTTGAAGCATAAGCATTTGCATAGGCACTAGGGTAAACTGCAAACTTTCTTTTAGCTGCGGATTTTCCTCTAGAACATAGTTTTGTCATTATTTTTTCTTTCTTTTTTTATATGCAAGCATAGCTCTAGATGGTTTTGCTCCACGAAGTTTTCCTTCTATTTGTTGAGGTATTTGTGATCTTCCTATTGGCATAATTAAACCATTGGTGAATATACAATTTTACCACTTACCTTCTGTGCCTTCAAGTACTGCTTTCTATTACCTTCTTTTGAATAACTACAATGAACCCATCCACTATTAGGCTCATTTTCATTCCAAAACTCAAGTATGCATTGGTCATATTCAAGATTCTGTGTAATAAAATCTGCAAGTTCTTTATTTGCTACTCCAAATATCTCAAAGTCTGCGGCTTGTCCTTTAGTGTGCTGACTTTTAGCTGAAGATCCTATAGCTTCACAAAGTGCAACTGATCTATATCCAGAAGATACAGAAACAGGCATGCCATAATAATCTCTTAAAGGTTGTAATATTTTTTCACAAAGTATTTTTAAATTTTCTATGTGTTCTTCGTTTGGAATATTTTCTATTCCAAGTCTCGTTGCTTCTTGAGACTTTGTTAATTCGTTTAATGTAAAGCTTTTACTTAGTTCCATTTCTTAATTTATTTATAACCTCAATAACGTGTTTTTCATATTCTTTATTTGTAGAAAAATTATCTAAAGTTTTAGCCATTGCAATAGGATTTCTATTTAATGTTAATTCTCTAACTCTTCTAAATTCTGCATACACTTTTTTTGTATTTAGAATTTCTATGTAATACTTAACAGAATCACACTTATTTTTAAATACTCTTACACGCCATTCTATGTGGTCTGGTTGTCTATAGGGTAACATACCTTCTTTAGACCATACCCTTATACCAAATAAATTGTTTCCTTCAATAGCAAATCGTGACATTCCATAATTAGATTCAACGATAGCTTGAGCTACTATAAGTTCTGTATTTATTTGTTTACTTGTGGGGATGTCGAAATTGAGGTAGGAGATACACTTTTTAAGTGAGGTAATGAATTCTTGATTGCTATGATATTCAAACCTTGGAGGACCAAACCCCAGGCTCTTGGCCCAGGCGATTGTGGCGTTCTCAGTCTTCTTCTTGGCGACTGGATTTGGGA